ATCTCCAAATTTTGTAACATTTTTAAGTTTTTCTTCATCCATTGCAATTGGTTCTACCGTTGTAACACCAGACTTATGAATTTTATAAGTATGATTCGCCGCAACTAAAAGCAAAATTGCAAGTGGGTCAAACACACATATTAACACAATTATGATCAGTTGTACAGCCTTTTCGATTGTGTCAAAATCATTCTTACCATAAATCAACTCAGCAACATATCTAATTGCACCAATTTCAGCATTGCCTTTATTCTTTTCTACTTTGAGTGGTAGAATTTCTTTGGTTAAATTCTCAATCTTATTCTGCGTATCTGAAATCTGTCTCTCCAATTTCTGATTGGGTTGAGCATATCCAGCAGATTGCTTAAGTAGAATCTCCAGTCTATTTTTTTCAATAGAAAGTCTCTCGTTAAGGTTGTCGATTCTTGTAGAATTGGTAACATAATCCACACCTGAACCAGAATGAGACTGGGACAAATAACCAAAAATGCCAAGACTAGTAATGACACTAAGAATGATAACAGTAGCAGTGAAATAAACCCGGAGAGTAATGTGAATACTGTGCCAATAACGATAGAGAAAAGATGCCGTAACAAGTTTGCCCAGTTCAAGTGAACCTCCCATGATTGCAATTGCGATAGGACTTGCAGTAAAAATTGAGACTAAACCCACAATGGAAAAGTATGCCGCTACCGCAGATATGCCTATGGCGGCAATGAATAATAGAATCGCGAACATCATCGTGTTAGTGCTAATACTTTATTGATTTGCTCTTGAATTTTATCTTTGCGATTTGGCCAATAAATGTATTCTTTTTCAGGATTTTTCATTAGATTAACTAGCAAAGGCACAATTAATTCTTCTAGAGACTTGAGTTTTGCGCCCGATTCTTGTTGCAGTTTAACTCTTTCTGCATCAAGTCCTAACTTGTTATCGTTATACAAATTTAAAATGGTGTCTATTTTATTTTCCAGTCTAGCGATTCTTTCTGCGGATGCGCCAACTGTTTCTCTAATAACTTCTGTCTCAAATGTATTTGGATCGTATGTGGGTGTAAGTTCGCTTTCATCGATTGCGGTGAATCCAAAATCTTCCTGTGATCTTGGAATTAAATACTCTTGTGGTATAGTACTCATGTGAAAAATCCTCTTAGTGATGCAACTGGTTCGGCACTCCAACCAAAAGTGTTCACAATAATTTTCAATGGTTCTAGATATGCCTTTTCAAATTGTGTATCGTAGTCGATATACTTCTCCAGATTAAATTCTTTTGGTAGAACATTTAAGACGGATAACACATTCTCATGTGTAGGATTAGGCATTTTCATATAGCAAAACTTAATCTTATCACCGTCTTTGATTGCCTGATATTTTTTGGTTAACTTTCTATCTGTAAGTAGTTTATTATATATCACTGCACCACGAACATGAATCGGTGTGCCTTTCTGATAAACATCAGACTTACTTTCATATTTAGTGAGTTCAGAAACACCTCTTGGAAATGCTACATCTTCAAATGGTAACTTTGAAAATTCATCTTTGAATGCTTGATTGAATGCATGAAACTCTGCCTCTGTACCTTTCATAACAACCTTTAATGCCTCTTTAATTTTCTCTCTACATGATCCTGGTGTGGAAGATTTTACCGCTTCAATGCCAGACATTTTGAGTTTAGGTTCATTATAACGAACGCCTTCAGAGTCCCACACATTGAGAATGTATCTCTTCTTGGCAGTCCAAATACCCGTGTTTGCAATGACCTCACGTTTCATAAACATCTTTTGATCATATGCATTCATGTAGTTTGCAAGTTCTTCATACGCCTTGTCGATAAAAGGTTCAATCTTTTCCGCGCAGGCCTTGTCGATGAAATCAACAATTTTCTCTTCTTTGATATTCTTCGATCCGTAGACCATATCAACCAACGGACCAAGATGAAGGTATACAGAATCCGTATCTGACGCAATGACATAATCAACATCCTGTGTTTTCAATAATCTATTCATATATCTATTCAACTGTTCACCAATCCAACGAATTGAAAGTTGACCAGAAAATGTAATTGCCTCTGCTTGTCGCAGGTCAAAGAATCTAAAGTACTCGTTGCCCAACGCACCATAAGCGGAATTCAATTGAACCTTCTTTGCAAGTTGAAGGTTCTTGTATCTAGAAATTTGATTTTCTAGTTGCTTCTTTTGTTTAAGTAATTCTGTTTTTTCAGACATAATGAAAGTATGTGCTTAAAATATATTTTCGTTTTTCAGTTGGCATAATTCCCTCATGCGGAAACATCCACATAGGAGGAAACACTAACATTTTACCTTGTTTCGCTTCAATTGTCAAATCGCCCACATTCTTTGGCATGTAAAATTTAGTGCCTGCTTCGCTATCGTTTAGATAGCATAAGAATGCAAGATACCGTGTGCATGATTCTGCACTTGATGCATCAGCATGTAAAGGAAAACTATGCTTGTTTGGTTCATATCGTTTGATGCGAAAGCCTTCTATGCGTCTGCGTTGTGGCATCATTCTGTACGGATCGTATTGTGCGCTATAGTGTTCTCCTATACGCTTTACAACATCAATCAAACCTTCGCATTCATCTTGCCATTGACCAATCTCTAATTGAATGAACATATCATGACTTTGATCTTTTTTCTCTTCGGCATCAAAACGATGAATCAAATGCTCACAAAACTCTGGTGGTAAAACCCCTTCGTATTCTTGTATCATTTTAAATCCTTTAACTGTGCATTCACTTTCTCTAGTTCTTTCTGTGCTTCAATCATCTTCTTTTTATATAGAACACGATCATCATACATTCTTTGCATCATCTCAGGCAGAAAGCCTTGCACATCTTTACGGAAGTAGTGACCATTGGCAGCCATAACATATTCGCTATTCTGTTCATATTTTCTGTTCAGCAAATCTTCAATAGTTACATTAGCATGTTTACCATTGACAATTGTTTCAGGTGAAACATTGTATTGCATGATCAAATGTGGATACAAACTGTTCAAGTCGAACGAAACCACCCAATCATACTTGCCGGGTTTAGGTTCTTTAACATACGCACCCTCATACTTTTCATTCTTGCTGGTGCTTTTCTTTTGCGGAACGACAATGCTTTTCTTCCACAATGCATTGTGCGTCAATGTATCCCACATGCGTACTTGCGTAAACACATCGGTGAGATTTACCTTTGCATCATATGCGAGTGCAAGTACCATGTCAATGAATTTCATTTTTTCATCGAGGCGGCCGACAAGTTCCACATCTTTGATGTTATAGTCAATAAATTTTTGATAGTCGAGTTTATACAGTTGATGCAGGGTTTCATATTCAGAATAGCCTAACTTCTTTTCGCCTAGTTCAATGTATGCGATGTGATCCAGGCGAAATGATTCTTGTTGCGAGTAAGTAAATTTCTTGTACAGTTCCAAGTAATCTAGAATGGATATGCCAACTAGATCAAATGCGGTCTGTTGTTTGTTGTGAATTGTAGTCGTTCTTTCGCCAATGAGTTTATACGGAGAAAGGCGTTTTGCCACACTCTCGTCCATCAGGCGCATGATGCGAGTGTAGATATACGGGATATCAAAAAATTGAATGTTCCAACCAGTGACGATATCGATATTGAATCGTTCCCATAGTTCTAGAAATTTGTGAATGAGTTTTGATTCATCTTCACATTTGATATATGTCACATCGGTTCTGGTATTGTTATAATCACCACATCCCAGCACATGAAAGTGTCCATTCATTTCAATGGTGATTGCAGTAATTGGTTCGCTTGCTTTGTCTGGCTCTGGAAAGCCATTCTCTGAACCAACCTCGATATCAAGATTTGCAATGCGAATCAATTCTCTGTCATAATGCACTTCATCTGGATATTGTTCGTTGATGAAAACATAAGGATAGTTTGTAGAACCATAGATAGGAAAGTTCTGCACATCTTCATATCGTTTAACAAATTCGCCAGCATCACGCATCGTGCCCATCTCTACGGGCGACACATAGTAACCTTCCAATGTGCGAAATTCAGTTTCTTCTTTTGCTGGAACAAAAAGAGTTGGATTGTATTCTACCTTCCTAGAAAAACGCTTGCCATTTTCATAGCCGCGTTCTAGGATGTAGTTTCCTTGTCTGGTAAAGTGTGTGTAAAATTTCATCTAACTACCGGTGATTGTTGAGCAATTACGATTCCTGATCCAAATATCTCATTATACTTGTTTAGAATCTTAATGTCAACACCAGTAGTAAATAAAACGTGTGAATCTTTGATGGTAACAGACTTTGTATCAGAAAACAATAACCATGGTTGCATGTTCAATGTAACTTGTCCTGTATGCGTTGGTACAATTCCAATTGCACATGGATTTTTAATGGTATAAGTTTCATCTACACTTTCTTGTAAATCGCCAACAATTTCTTCACCAGTTGTCAAATGAAATAATTTAATATTACTCATATTCATCTCCAATTTAAAGGGGGCCGAAGCCCCCAAATTAATTACAAATCTTCAGTCAAGAGTTGACGCTTTGAAGTTTTTCCTTCGGCCTCTTTAACTTCAATTTTCTTTGGCTTCTTGTGTTCTGGAATGATACGCTCAAGAGCGATTTTCAACATGCCATTTACAAGAGATGCATCATTGATTTCAATTTTGTCATCTAGTGCAAAAGTGCGAGTGAATGCACGATTTGCAATGCCTTTGAAAAGGAAGTTATCGCCATCGTCAGTAGAATTGCCGGTAACGATAAGTTTGTTATCCTCAAATGTGATTTCAATATCTTGCTTTGCAAAGCCTGCTACAGCAATTTCGATAGAGTAGGTGTTGTCACCAGTCTTACGGATATTGTATGGAGGATAGTTAGGAATGCTCTTAGTCAAGTCATCATGCATTTTAGCAAGACGATTGTATGTGTCATCGAATCCAACAAAGAATTTGTCAAAGTCTTTAAGAGCAGAAGGTAGTTGTGGTACAAATGTCATAGTAGTTCTCCTTAATTAAGCGAGTTAAAATTAAAATGCTACCCCGAAGGCGTAGCGATTCGGCAGATTTAACTAGGATGCCAGCCTAGTTTATATCCCAAGGGTCCCAAGGGATATGATTATTTATACCTTAAGCCTGCCCAATCATGCGGCGAGATACAAAATAAGTAGTGCGACCTTCAGTATTTAGACCCTTACGGACCTTAAAACCTAGTCGGCGAAGATCAGACATTCTTGCGCGAAGGTTTTTAATACCAAACAATGCGCGAGCCTGTGGTGCGCTCAGTCCACGATTGGTGCCGCGAAGATAAGAAACAAGATACTCGACTTGAGTTTTTGTTGTGTTTACAAAAGACATAGTATTACTCCATTCAAGTTAATAATAAAAGGTGATACAACCATCACCAAGGTTATTGTAGCAGATTGTTATGTTGTTGTCAAGACTGATACTTTAGTTGTCGATTTCAACTGCCATGCCCACTTATTAAACATATCAATTCTACCTGCAATAAAATCGCTCAGTCCATATTTGTTGAATTGTTCGGCAAGATCATAAACCTTCGTCAATTGATCTATCACAATATATGTATCACTCAAAAGTCTATTTGCCATGGAAATTCCGTCAGGAATTGTTTCATCTCCAGTAACCAAAGATAGTTCTGAAAATCTAACATAACTTCCCGGTGCGTATGCACCGAGTGCGCGAATTTCTTCTGCAAACTGATCAATGCTACCATCTACATCCTCATAAATCATACCAAAAAATTGATGATATTGTGGAAAATTAGAACCTTCTACATTCCAATGATAGTAGTGTGCTTTAAGTTGATAAGTGTACGAAGTTGCCAATGCAACTTTCAATGCCTGAACAAGTTCTTCCATTATGTTCTCTTTTTAGTTCCAATGCTATACTTAGTAATTAATTCCCAATCATCTCTTTCGTTATAAGAAAGAATCTTAATTTGTGATAGAGGCGCGGTAGGTGCATCAACCGCATCCTTATTAACAATTTTGATGAGACCCCATTCTTCTAATAACTTGGCAATTGTATTTCTTCTTCCTAGATCATTATCATCAAAGTCTGTTGTTTTGCCATCTAATGCAAATAATTCTTTAAAATGCACGATATAATACTTGCCTTTCTTGTGTAAAATATGGCAAGATTGGTATAATTTCTTTTCTTTTCTAGATGCTACGCCAATGCGAGTGAGAGTTTCTCTTACTTTCAAAAAATCATCTTCTTCTTTTAGCGTCACCTCTAACAAACTTTCTACGCTCATTTCTTCTTCTCCTTAGCAGAAGGACCACCTTTTTCTAATTTCGATTTTATAATTGTTATTTGATCATCGGTGAGAATGCTAATGATATCTTTAGATTTTGATTTGCTATAGCCAAAATATTCTGAAATGATATCCACTTTCTCAATTTTTTCTTTTTTTAACCACTTGCTATATCGTTTTCGTGGTCTCACATTATTTAGTAAATAGAAGAATTGAGGTTTTTTGTCTAAAAGACAAAGACGATTCATTTCATTTGCGTAGAGAATTGTATCAGAAAAGAATGATAATCCTCGGTTTACGATGAACGGATCATATATTTTTTCGGCCAGTTCATCATTGTCAGAACCGACCATTAGATTTTCTTTACTCTGATTAATTGCGGTAATAAAGTCAAATGGGTTCATAATGTAATTCGTCTAAAAAAGAGATTAAAGTTCCTGCTTTAGAAGTTGTATTTCTTATGAGAGGTTTATCTTTATAAGATTTAATGATATTTTCATTAATCTCTTGATCTCTATATATTACATTCATAACATCATCGAATGATATTTCTAGTATATCACAAAGGTTTTCTCCAGAAATAACTTCAAAAAAAGGGTCTCCAAAATAACTATCTTTCCTTTTTCTTTTTTCAATACTGTCACCAAAAAAGTCTGTAATTTTAATTTCAATAGTTTGAAATTCTTCCCGAAAAGTTTCTCCTAATTGCAAGTAAAAATTTTGTTCAGTTGGCGCTTGTCTACTGTCAATGTTAAATGCGTTCATTTTCAGTTCGCATATGACTAGTTTATTTTGATTCGGATAAAAAATAACAAAGTCTGGTTCACTATTGTGAATTCTTGTTTTGTAGAAAAGAGTTTTTTCTTTGCACTTGTCTTTTGCATTCCAATCGGACAAAGGCAATTGACAAAGATTACGCATGGTTTTTTCTAAATTTGTTCCTAATTTGGATTGAGCAGAAGAAAGTGTGCTATAAAATCTAGCAGTTTCAAGATCGCCGGTGAGTAAATAAACTGGAGTTCTACGCAAATGGAGATCACTTAAAATTTTTTCTGTAATGACCATCATTTAACCTCACATGAGGCCATAACCTCTGTGAGAAATGCGACCATATTAATTTCCTGGTCAGCAACAAAAGCAGATTTGTATTGATAGTCCCCAAGCAATACAACCAACTGAGGAACAGATTGTGGAGAAAAATACTCAACTGCACGATCAAAGAAGTTACGATACAATACTGCGGGTTCGTTATCAAGATTATCGACAACCCACTTACGCATAGTGTTAAAATCTTTATCACGAATGGCATCAAGAAGTTTTTGCATTGACACTTCGGTAATATTTGCAAGTAAACCGGTGTCAATTTTGCCTGTAGCAGAATAGCGTTGAAGTTCGTTGAGAACTCGCCGCCAGTCAGGAAAATGTTTCAGAATAAGTTCCGCTACAACTTTTTGATCATACTCTATATTCTCATTTTTGAGAATCATCTCCACTCGCTTCATGAACTGTGAAGCAAGTTTTGGTTTGTCACTTCCTGCTATTTTAAATTGTATAACTGAGCACCGACTATGTAATGGTGTAATAATTCGGTTGAGAAAGTTACAAGTAAGTATGAAACCGCAATTAGCAGAATACTCTTCCATAAAATTGCGTAGTGCTGGTTGAGTACTTTGAGGATTGAGATAGTCAGCCTCGTCAAGTATAACATACTTGCGACCACCAACAAATGAAACAGTACTGGCAAAGTTTTTAATTTCATTACGGAGTGTATCAATATTCCCATTCATACTCCCATTGATAACGATATAAGAACAACCAAGTTCTTCAAGCATTGCTTTCGCAACAGTAGTCTTACCAACGCCAGGACCGCCAGCGAGGATAAGATTGGGTACTTCTTTTTGATTTACAAACTCGGTGAAGGTTTGCTTTAGATCATTTGGCAGAATTGTATCTGCAATCTTCTTAGGGCGATACTTCTCTACCCACAAAAAGTCTTCCATCATAAATCACCTCATTATTCATAACATAAAAAATCATTGTAACATACATGATGTTAGAAAGCAACATGCATGTTAGGCATCTATTGACACTCTGTGCCATTGTCCGTCAACTTGAATCCAAAGGCGATTGTCTTTACCTACGGACATTGCAACCTTGTTTGTGTATTCAACATTGGATGGTGCGATATAAAATCCGTTACCTGATGGCGGTGGTTCTTGTTTCTTTACACCACCTTGTAAAACAAGAGTGGTTGGAGATTCAGGTGCAAGGTGTGAAATGTCCTCAGGCTCAATCTTTGGTGGTAGAACCTGAACTTCTTTTACACGCTCTACGACTACTGGAGTCATGAGGCCTGCAAAGAATGCGCCAGCAAGACCTGCACCCTTTGCACCGCCTCGAAAAAAATCTCTGCGGCTAGTCATGATTACGCCTCGTATTTAGAACCAACTTCGGTTGCAATCCAATATTCGATTGGGTCTTTCTTAGACTTGAAATGTGAAATGCCCTTAGATGAAATCTGTACTTCATAGTCACCAGGAATCATCTTGAAATTTTCTGTTATAAAAATAAATTGAAACTCTGCATCAGTATCGCCAAGGTCAATTGAAAATACATCAGAGTCCTGATTCTTTACATCAATTGCGGCGAGAGAAATTTTCTTGCGATTACCCTTCACTGCAATGTTAGGCAAGCCTAGTACAGAAGATAGTTTTAAAACTTGATTCAAATTGTCTTTCGATAGCGAAAACTTCACTTCGGCATTTGCAATGGAAATGTCTTTGTCAGGCGCAGTCACAACCATAGTTTCATCCGAAAGACCATATGTTGCTTTTGATGTACCAGATGCAATCTTCACATTACCTGTGCCAATGTTTAACTCTGGATCGCTCAATGACGATAGCAAAGCAAGAAAACGATTGAGATCGTAGATAGCAAAGTTCTTGTCAAAAGATTCTGTAACGGTTGCCTTAGCAAGAACATTTTGTTGTTTGCTAATGGTACGCAACGTATTGCCTGTCTTGAATACAAGACCCTGATTGATTGTGGCAAAGTTTTTTAAAACAGTTAAAGTCGATTCACTTAATTTCATTGTTTACTCCTTCATATAAGTCATGTACATGTAACATAATTATAGCATAATGTAAAACTTTTAGCAAGTCTTTACGATTCTTGCCGTCTTTTTTACCATATCTCTGGGCATACTTAATAATATTTCCTCGACAGAATCCAATACCATCTCCATTGTCAATGATGAATTCTGTTGTTTGAAATTTATTTTGAGAATAGTGTTCGCCGTATGTCTTATCGATGTACTCTTTCAGTTCAGCGAGAATTGCTTCTTCATTATATTTGTATTCAATCATAACAAAAAATTATTTTTTAGGTGCATTATCGCTTGCGGTAGGTGATGCACCAACTGCCGCCAGAGCCGCAAGAGAGCCACCAAAGATGTAAGTGCCTGCGTGTTTCAGTTTAATCCAAGGAAGCATCCAAACTTTCAAACCAATCGCTCTAGAGTGTTGGCAGAACATATAGTCTTCAGAAAGATAACGCTTTGAATCAGGATCAATCACGCAATCAAAGTACGCCATGATCTCACGCGAACCGTCAAAGTTCTTTGTGCGTACATGATCTGGTTTGTATGATCTTTCTGGATACGCTTTATCCCATGCTTCGAATACACTACGCTTGATCATCATGAAACCTGTGCCGCCTTCTTTCACTTCGACTGGTTCATCAATTTTAAATTGTGTGATACCTTCAGCAGGATTGAAAACATAGTCGCCAACAAATTCTTCAAGCAACAATGGATTCTTATCTGCAAATCCACGATCAACCGCTTGCTTAATTTTCTCCCAAGAAATTGCTTTCTTTGGATATGGACCGCAGATAACATCCATATTGTCATTGTTGATAGCAAAGTGTGAAAGCACTAAAACATCTTGTGCTTCAAAATGAATATCACTATCAATGAATAGCAAATAGTCATAACCACTTCGCAGGAATTCATCTGCTAGGTAGTTTCGGGCGCGAGTGATTAGGGATTCGTTAAACATAAAATACAGTTTAACATCAATGGCATGTTTGGTTGCTAGAATCATCAAGTCTGCAAGTGCTTTCGTGTAAGCACCATGACAAACTCCACCATACATTGGTGTGGCGAGAAAGATTTTCTTACCGCGCAATTGTTCAATATTCATTTCAAGTTGCATAATT